TTAAAGCCAGAGGGTTAAGAATTGCTGATGATGCGGAACCCCTCCAGCCAGGAGAGTTTAGAGATGTAGATGTTCCTGGAGGAGATTTGCAAAATAGTATTATACCCTTACCTTATAAAGAGCCAAGTGGAACATTGTTTCAATTAATGGGGTTTGTAATAGGATCGGCAGAAAAATTTATTGGAACAACTGATCTTGCAGTTGGTGATAGTAATCAAGAAGTTCCAGTAGGAACAACTTTAGCCCTATTGGAAAAAGGTGCAAAGATTGTAAGTAGTGTTCATAAAAGACTACACGCAAGTATGAAACTTGAATTAAAACTTCTTGCAAAATTATTTGGTGAAGATCCTGCTCCTTATCCTTATGAAGTAGGGGAAGACCTACGTATCAAGCAACAGGATTTTGATGATCGTATTGATATTCTGCCAGTGAGTGATCCGAACATTTTTAGTATGTCTCAACGTGTTGTATTGGCTCAGGAACAATTAAAGTTGGCGCAAGCTGCTCCTGATATGCACAATTTATATGAGGCCTATCGTAGAATGTACGAGGCCCTAGGAGTAAATAACATAGACCAGATTTTAAAATCTCCAATTCCCCCTCAACCAATTGATCCTTCTACAGAAAATCAAAATGCTTCTCAAGCTGCCACAGGACAGGGACAATTGATGGCTTACCCAGAACAGGATCATGATGCGCATATTGCGGTGCATTTAGGATATATGCAATCACAGGTAGCGCAACTTCAACCTCCTGTTTTAATGACTTTAGAAAAGCATATTTATCAACATATAGGGATGAAGGCTATGGTGTTAGCGCAACAACAGCTTCCACAACAAGCACAAGCACAAGCACAAGATCCTAATATGATGGCTGCGAAAGTAGCACAGATACAAGCAGAATTAGTAGCGGACTTCTTAAGACAAAACCCAACACAACAAGGAGACCCACTTGTAGACATAAAACAAAAAGAGCTTCAGTTGCGAGCTCAAAAACAAGCTGATGAATCTATGCGTGAAGATAAAGAGCTTAGTTTTGAAAAACAAAGACTTGCGCAACAAACCGCTGTCGCTCGTGAACGAATCGACAGCCAAGAAGATATTGCTTCTTTTAGGGGACAAATTGCTCGTGAAAGACAGCAAAGTAATACCAATAACCAAAAACCTAAATAAGGAGGAAACTTATGGGTGAATTAATGAATCGTTTAAAAGAACCCTCATCTTATGCCGCTTTAACAGGAGTCTTTGCAATGCTAGGAATAGTTATTCCTAATGATTTATGGCAAAGTGTTGTTATGATATGTTGCGGTGCTTGTGGTGCAGTAGGATTTTTTATTAAAGAAAAGAAATAAGGAGAAAAACCATGTCAAACGGTGATGATATTATGGATCCAGGAGATACTGCACGAATTGCTGAGCTAACCGCTCTTCTTCCAGGATTAGAAGACCCAGGAGATAGAATCGCAGTTGAATCTGAAATAAACTCTATCCAGGAAAAGTATGGTCCAGGAAAATTTGCTGGAGGCGGAGAAGTAACCGATGAATACGCTGGAGGAGGCTATGTTCCACGAGGAACTATTGCTGGAGAAATAGATAGAAGAGGCGATATGTCTGTTCGTGAAGAAGGCGAAACTATGTACGAACTTGCTAAAAGACGGGGGGATGAAAGAACCTACATGGCAAATGGCGGAGAAGTAGATATGTCCCGAAGAGCACGAAGGATGTATGCCACAGGCGGTAGTATTGATATTCTTGAGGAGGAATGGGATGAGCTTGATGAAGAGGAACAAGAAGCTATAATCGAGTCTATCTCAGATGTCCTTCCTGGTGGAAAAGATGGAGGCGAAGTTAAAAAGAAAAGGAAAAAGAAAAAGAAGAAAAAGAGTGTTTCCGTAAAGAGCAGTTTTGTTGATGGTGTAGGAGCAGGAAAATCTCGTGGAGGCGGAGCAGCTATAAGAGGCCTCATATTTAGGGGCATTTTTTAATGGCTCTTCCTTTGATTGGAGGATTGTTAAGTGCAGTCGGCGATATAGCAGGATCTTGGGTAAAAGGCAAGATGGAAGAAAAGAAAGCATTAACTTCTATAAAAGTAGCAAGAGCAAAAGCCGAAGCAACTGTTTATGAGAAACAAGCCACAGGCGAATTGGATATGGAGAAATCCCTGACCGACCAGATGGGAGGATCCTGGAAAGATGAGGCATGGACGATATTCTTTATTGCAGTATTGGCAGGATGCTTTCTTCCATGGACACAGGAAACAGTTAAACAAGGATTTATTTTTTTAGACGAAAGCACACCAGACTGGTTTGCTAATTGTATTTATATTTCAATTTCTGCTTCCTTCGGCTATCGTATAGGGAAAGCAGGAATGGGTATGATCGGTGCTGTAAAAAATGGAAACAAGGTTCCGACTAAGGGTAAAAAACCTATTATGAGTAAAAAATAGTGTATGAATACAGATGTAGTTTAGAAAAAGTTGTAGACGGAGATACCATAGATGTTAGCATTGATCTTGGCTTTAAAGTGTGGTTGCACAAAGAGAGGGTGCGATTGCATGGCATTGATTGCCCAGAAAGCAGGACAAGAAACTTGGCTGAAAAAGAATTGGGACTGGCTGCGAAAGTACGTCTTAAAGAACTTCTCCCAAAAAAATTCACAATCAAAACTACAAAAGATGGAAAAGGAAAATTTGGAAGAATTCTAGCAACACCGTTTGTTGATAAAAAGGATATTTGTCAACAATTAATAGATGAAGGACATGCACGAGAATATACAGGTGGAAAAAAGACTGTATGGGTGGAATGAGGAGAGCAACATACAGTAACAGTTATAAAGATGGATACTCTAAGAAAAAAAGGAGAAAAAAGAAACGTCCCTTAAACCACCGTAAAAAGCTCGGTCCTAAGTCAAACTTTAGAAAAAAGTGAGGGGAGAAAAATGGAAACACTTTACATTTTTGAAAAAATGAATAAACTGATCAAAGAACGACAAGAGTCTATTACAGAAACTTTATGTCAAGGTCCTGTGACTGATTTCACAGTTTTTAAAGAACTGCGAGCGAGACTTGCAGAACTTGCAGCATTAGAACAGGGATTCAAGAACCTGCTAGAAAGAATAAATAATGACTAAAACTCTATTTGTACCAGATCAAATCGCTTTAAAACGAAACGCAACGAAGTTTCCCTTGAAACAAGTATACGAGAGCGTGGAGAAAAAGACCTCTAAAATAGATACTTTGTCTGATACAGCTATTGAAAGATTACCTGCTCCGTCTGGATGGAGAATTTTAATTCTTCCTTATCGGGGTACAGGAAAAACTAGCAAGGGAGTTCATTTACCTGACGAAGTTCAAGAAAGAGAATCGGTAGCGACAGTTTGTGGATATGTTTTAAAAGTTGGTCCACTTGCTTATAAAGATCCAAATAAATTTGGTCCTATGACAGTTCCATGGTGTGTGGAAGGTGATTGGGTCATTTTTGGAAGATACGCAGGAAGTCGATTTAAAATTGAGGGAGGAGAAGTTCGTTTATTAAACGATGATGAAATCCTTGCTCGTATTAAAAATCCTGAAGATATAATACATCAACATTAATAACCATGGAGAAAAACCATGCCTACTCAGAAAAATGAAGAAGTAAAAGCCCAACCAACAAATGAAAATGAGGAAGTAGAAGTGCAATTAGAAGAAAAGACAGAGGAAGCACAAGTACAAGCAGAACTTCCATTAGAACCTTCTGAAGAAAAAAGTGAAGAAAAAAGTGAAGAAGAACTTCAAGAATATAGTGAAGGTGTTCAAAAAAGAATTGGTAAACTCACAGCAAAATTACGAGAAGCGGAACGTAGAGAAAAGGCTGCTTTGGATTACGCAACTTCTGTTAAAAATGATTTAGCCAATACGCAACATGCCCGAACACAAATAGACCATTCTTATGTAAATGAATTTTCTAATCGTGTAGAAGTACAACAAAAACATTTAGAAAAAGAATTGCGAGATGCTATTGATAAAGGAGATATTGATAAGCAAGCCAAGGTTCAGGTAGAAATAGCAAAAACTGCTCAAGATGCCCAAAGATTAGCTTATGTAAAACAAGCACATGAACAAGCAAATGGAAAGGGCGGAACTCCTACTCCTACTCCTATTCCTCCACAACCAAATCAAGTTCCAAATCAACCACAAGCTGTTCCTATTGATCCAAAAGCCCAAGACTGGGCAGGTAGAAATGAATGGTTTGGATCAGATGAACCAATGACATTAACTGCTTTTAGTCATCACAAAAAATTAATAGAAAATGAGGGATATGATCCTCAAAGTAATGATTATTATGAAGAACTAGATCGTCGAATTCGTAAGGATTTTCCTCACAAATTTGATGAAACTGAAACCTTTTCTAAATCTACACGAAATGGTCCTGCTGTAGCTTCGGCTACAAGAAATTCAGGTCGTGGAAATAAGAAATCTGTAAAATTAACTCAATCACAGGTTGCTATTGCCAAGAAACTTGGTGTAAGTTTAGATCAATATGCAAAGCAAGTTTCTTTGCTTAATAAATAAACGTGAAGGAGATCCTATGATAGATCGCAGCCCACGCTCTTCCCAAACAAGGGAAAAACAGTCTCAACGTACTCCGTGGAGACCTCCGTCAACATTAGACGCACCTCCAGCCCCAGAAGGCTATGTTCATCGTTGGATTCGTGAAAGTATCATGGGTTATGATGACAAAAAGAATTTATCTGCTCGCCTCCGCGAAGGCTTTGAACTTGTTCGCGCTGATGAGTTTCCAGATTTTGAAACTCCAACAATCCAGGATGGTAAGCATTCTGGAGTAATTGGAGTGGGTGGTTTGGTTCTCGCAAGATTTCCCATTAAGACTAAAGAAGAACGAACTCGTTACTTTAAAGCAAAAACAGCAGATCAAATGACTGCTGTTGATAATGACTTAATGAGAGATCAACATCCATCGATGCCTATCAGTAAACCTGAAAGGCAGACTCGTGTAACCTTCGGAGGAAGAACTAATGATTCCTCTGAGTAACTTTGTAAATAAAAAGGAGAAAGTAAATGGCAAATATTGATGCCGCCTTTGGTCTTAGACCATACAAAATGCTCGGAGCGGGTGGAAACACTAATGGTATGATGACTTTCGATATCCAGACAACTGGAACAGCAGGAACTTCAAGTGTAATTTATCAAGGAACTCCTGTTATCCCTTTGGCAAATGGATTAATCGATATTGTTGGGAATGCTAATGGTGGGACTGTACCCATACTCGGAGCAATGATGGGTTGCAATTATACTGATCTTACTGGAACTCCAACTTGGTCACCTCAATATCCAGGAACAAGTTCTATTAAATCTAGTACAAGAGCAACCTGTGTTATCTCAGCTCATCCTGATCAATTATTTTTGATCAATGCTGATGCTGCTTTGACACAAGCTGGCGTTCATGTAAATGCAAATTTTGGGACCGCCACTTCAGGTGATAGTACAACAGGTATTTCAAGCGCAGAATTAGCAGTGAGTACGGCGAATACTACCAATACTTTAAATTTGCGTATTATTGGTCTTGAAGATTCGCCCGCTAATGCTGACGTAACTGCCGCAGGAATGTTGGCTATCGTATTATTAAATAACCACTTCTATCGTTACAATGCTAACGGTACGGGTGCTGGTATATAGGAGAATAGAAAATGGCAATTAACAGAGCACAGCTCCTTAAAGAACTAGAACCTGGACTTAATGCCTTGTTCGGTTTGGAGTACGGCAGATACGATAACGAATCTGCTGAAATTTACGAAACAGAAACGTCAGATCGTGCGTTTGAAGAAGAAGTTATGTTGACAGGTTTTGGTCAAGCTCCCGTTAAAGGAGAAGGCGCAGCAGTTTCTTATGATATTGCAAACGAAGCCTATACAGCTCGCTATACACACGAAACTATTGCACTAGCGTTTGCGATTACAGAGGAGGCTATGGAGGATAACCTTTATGACCGTCTCTCAAGTCGTTATACTCGTGCTTTGGCTCGTTCAATGGCGAACACTAAACAGGTCAAAGGAGCAGCTACTCTCAACAATGCGTTTGATAGTACCTACACTTTTGGTGATGGAAAAGAGCTTTGCGCTACTGACCATCCAACTGTTGGTGGTGGAAACTTTAGAAACGAACTAACGACTGCCGCAGATTTAAATGAAACCTCTATGGAACAAGCACTGATTGATATTTCAGCTTTCATTGATGAGCGTGGATTAAAAATTGCTTTACAAGGAAGAAAACTTCTTCTTCCCCCTGCATTGCAATTTATAGGTGAAAGACTATTAGCCTCTAATCTTCGCCCAGGAACAGCGGATAATGATATTAATGCTAGTCGTGCAATGGGGATGTTACCTGATGGGTATGTGGTAAACCACTTCCTAACAGATACTGACGCATGGTTCATTAAAACTGACGCACCTAATGGCTTTAAACATTTTGAGCGTTCTCCAATCAAAACCAGCATGGATGGTGATTTTGAAACAGGGAATGCCAAGTATAAAGCTCGTGAGCGTTATAGCTTTGGTGTATCTGACCCTCGTTGTGTGTTTGGTTCTCCAGGAGCTTAGACTTACAATAAGGTGTCTAGAAAAGGGAGCTTTTTTAAGCTCCCTTTTTTTATATTTGCGTATACATTGATTTTTGTGTAGAGTAAATTAGATCTCGGACTAATAAGCCTTAGGGACTGACCGAGCAGACTCTCATAAGACACTAAGGCAAAACCTTTATGAGGAGGTATATTATGGGTACAACCCGTTTTTCAGGACCAGTAGCTTATAGTGGTGGCGGAACAAAGACTGCTTCAGGACGCTGGTTTACAAATTTTCCAATACAAATTAACCCCGATTATGTTACGCAGTTTGATGACTTTGCTTATGTTGACTTTACTGATGGTGATGATTGGACTAAGTCCCTACTTACAAGTGGGACTGGTGCTGTCTTAGCTGATACCATTGATGGATGGTATCAAATCGCTGGTTCAGGTTCCGACAATACTGGAGCATCTCTACAGGGTAATGAAATCTGGGCAGCACAAGCTAGCAAAAAAATCTTTTTTGAAACACGCATTGTAAGTAGTGATGCTGACCAAATGGATATATTTGTTGGTTTATGCGAAAATGGTACTTTAGCTACAGGCGTCCCTTTTGCGACTAACAACCAGATTGGGTTTTTAGTTGTGGATGAAGCAGCAGATATTTATGCAGTCTGTGATAGTGGGGGCACAGAAACTAAAACAGATACTGGCGTTGATTTAGCTGATGGTACTGTTTCTGGAAGCACTATTACCAATTCTAGACGTTTAGGTTTTGTGGTAAGTGGCACTGGTATGGTAGAATTTTATGTTGATCGTGTAAAGAAAGTTACAACTACAACTAATATTCCTACTTCAGAACTAACTACTTGGTTTGCTGCTGTTGCTGGTGAAGCTACAGCAAATACTGTAACTGCTGATTATCTTCTAACAGTTTCATCACGTACTACTGATGGTATGACTCAGTTTAATGACCAACCATAAGGAGTAACTCATGGCTGAAACAGATAAAAAAGTAGAAAATAAGAAGCCTAAGAAGCCTAATATTTCTAAAGGCTCTCTTCCACCTAAATGGAGTGCTGCTTATAAAGCATTGATTTTAATAGGAAAAATAAAGGAGTAGATAATGTCTGGATCAGATGTAGAATCGAGTTTTATTGAAGCTGCTACAGCCGATACTGACGGCGTATGCGCCAGTCAATCTCCAGGATCAGCAACTAATATGACTATCAACGGTGCATTGTCATCTGGTGGTAGTGTAACTTTTGATGAACCTAGAAATGTTACCATTACGTCTGCAGACGATGATACAGGTATTACTTTCACAGTAACAGGAACTGATGAAACAGCGACTGCTGCTACTGAGGTAATTACTGGAGCTGATACAGCCGCAGCAACAGGAACATCATTTTTTGCTACTATTACTCAAATCGCAAC